GGAGATACTTGCAAAGAGAGCCCGCTTGTTCAGGACGAAGAGATCTCGTTTGCCCTTTCCAGGTTCTCAGAAGTCGAGCTCGCCGCGGCTCTTTGCTGTCGGGCGATTGCGGCGAAGTTCAGCCGACAGGTCAATACGACTGTCGGCGGGGTCTCCCGGGCTTGCTCCGACCTCGCGAAAGCATACGCGGCGCGGGCGAAAGAGCTTGACCCCGACGATACGACAACCGGCGGGGCTTCCGCCCTTGTTCTCCCAAGCTTCGGTGGGTTGTCGATTTCCGAGAAGACGGCTCTCGATTCGGATACCGATGCAACCCCGGTCAACTTCAAGATCGGGATGGATGACATCCCGGGCGGTCCCGATTCTGTCGGAAGGGATGGAGGGGTCGAGTAGATGCCAAGATCCTTTCAAAGAGACGCGAAGGGAAGGTTCGTCTCGAAGGGAGGGGTCGGCCCGAAAGGTAAGTCGGGGTTGACGGCTTCGCTAGTATCTAAGGATCGCGGAATGCTTGGGCTCGCTGAAATGGTCAAAGGGATGGCAAAAGCAGGGCGAGCCGCTCTCGTTGGGGTTCAGGGCGAGAAGGGCGCCGAAGCCCGCGACGAAGGGTTGACGAACGCGGGGCTTGCAACGATTCACGAATTCGGCGCAAGTAACAACCGACCTCCGGAGCGGTCTTTCTTGCGGTCGACCTTCGACGAAAATCAACAAGATTATCAGAAAGAGCTTGACCAGATCGGAAAGGATTTCTTCGACGGCAAGCTTTCCCCGCCGCGGGTCGACGGGGAATTGCTTTTGCTCGGGGAGAAGTATCGGGGCGACATCATCGAAAAGATCCGTTCCGGCATTCCGCCCCCGCTCGCTGAATCGACCATCGAAGAGAAGGGCGGGGAAGAGACTCCGCTGATTCGGACGGGTCAACTCTGGAATTCGATCACGGCGATCGTCGGAGAGAAGCCGAAAGGGGAAGGTTGATGGATTGCTGCATAACCCAAGCGATCCGCGGTATGTGGACGGACATCAAGATCACGCGAACCCCGCCGGGAGCGTATGATTCGCATGGGCGATGGGAAGACCCGAGCCCGATCGAAATGACCATCAAAGCCGTTGTTCAACCCGCCCAAGCTCATGAGCTCGTAAAGCTCCCGGAGGGAAGACGGACGAAGGGAACCGTCGTCATCTACACCCAAACGAAGCTCCAAACGGCGGATGTAAAGTCGAAGCTTCAACCGGACGTTGTCTTCTGGCATGGTGATCAATACCAAGTCGAATCGCTCGAAGATTGGACCGACGACGGCGGATTTTACAAGGTCTTGGCTTTGGAGATAGGACAGTGACAGTCAACGCCCCGATCGACATGGAAGCTTTCCAGAACGCGATCCAAGCATGGTTCGCGGATGTCACGGGTCTAGAGACCATTTGGCGGAACCAATCGGCCCCGCAACCCGAATACCCCTTCGCCGGATTGGCGATCCTTTCGGGCCCGGAGTCATCGGCCCCGCAATGGGAACAACGATTCGATACCGACCTCGATCGGCCCGCGGGCGAAGAGGTTCGGATCACCGTTTGCGTTCCTTGTCGCTTTACGATTTCATGTCAGGCTTATGTCAATATGCCAGACGCCAGGAATCCAGACTTGAACGCGGCGGGTTACATGATCAGGGCGCAGTCTTCGCTTTCCCTTCCGTCGGTCTTGGCTTCGCTTCATGCGGCGGGGATCAGCGTCGAGCGACCCGGCATTGTACAAAACCTAGACGAAGTCATCGAAGACTCGTTTGTCTCCCGGGCGGCAATGGATGTCGTCTTGGGGGCGACGCTGAACCTCGAAGAATTTACGGGCTATGTCAACAAGGTCAAAGTCAAATCCGAAAGTCTCGGAATTGATGCGACGCTTGGAGACGTTTGAAAGGAGAGACCATGTCGCTTTCGGATATCGTAAATGTGACGATCACCGCTTTGACAACCGCTCCCAGTCGGGTCGGGTTCGGAACCCCGCTGGTCATGGCGTATCATACCGTCTTCCCCGAGCGGGCCCGAATCTATACGTCGGTTGCGGCAATGTTGACCGACGGCTTTTCCGCGGATTCCCCCGCCGTCCGCGCGGTTCAGTCGCTCTTCTCCCAGAATCCGCGACCTGACAAGGTCGTCGTCGGCCGGGAGACCGGAACCGAAAAGCAACTGATCAAGTTGACTCCCGTCTCGACGAACCTCAAAGCGACGTATGCATATACCGTATACGTCAACGGTCTGGAAGCGACTTTCACAACGGACGCTTCCCCGACCGTCGCGGAAATCACCGCGGGTCTCAAGAGCGCGATCGACGCGCTTTCCGAGCCCGTGACGACGACCGACAATTCGACCGACCTGGAAATCGAAGCGACGACGGTTGCCGACGCTTTCTCGTTCTATGCGAAAGAGCGACAGATCTTACACGTCGAGAACCTGACTCCCGACGGGACCGTCACTCCGATCGCCGAAGACATCGCCGCGGTTCAGGAAGAAAACGATGATTGGTATGGGCTCGTTCTCACGAATCACGGGAAAGCCGTCATCCTCGCCGCTGCCGCTTATATCGAGACTCTGGTCAAGATCTTCGCGGCTTCCAGCGGCGACGATGGGATCTATGATTCCGCCGTTACCACGGACATCGCTTCGTCGCTCGCCGCGGCGGGATACGCGCGGACGTTCCTTCTGTACCATCCGAAGGATCTCGTTCAGTATCCCGAAGCCGGATGGCTCGGGCTCGCTCTTCCGAAGGATCCCGGATCGATGACCTGGAAGTTCAAGACCATCGCGGGCTCGGATTCGGTCTCTCTCACGGAGACGGAGATCACGAACATCCGCGCGAAGAAATGCAACCTGTATCATGTCGTCGCCGGAATCGCGATCACGGAAGAGGGGATCACTTCCGCGGGTGAATTCATCGATATCACCCAATCCGTCGACTTCATGAGAGCTCGACTCCAAGAGAACATCTTCGCCCGACTGGCGAACGCTGACAAGATCCCGTATACCGATCCCGGGGTCGCGATCGTCGAAGCCGAAGTTCGGGCGGTCTTGAAGCTTTGCATCAATCAAGGAATCCTCGCCGCGGTTCCCGAGCCGACCGTATCCGTTCCGCTTGTCGCGGACGTCTCGACCATCGACAAAGCGGCGCGGACGCTTCCCGATGTGAAGTTCGAAGGAACCCTCGCCGGGGCGATTCACAAGGTCATTGTAACCGGAACCGTCTCGGTTTGACGGGTTGACGGTCAAGGAAAAAAGGAGATCACGAAATGGCTCTTCATACCTACTATCCGGATCAGGTCGCCATGGTCTTTGCCGGGATCCCCATCTCGGGCTTCGCCGACGGGACATTTCTTTCGGTTGAACAGAACGAGGATTCGTTCTCGCTTCAGGTCGGGACCGATGGCGAAGCTTGCCGGTCGAGAACGAACAACCGAAGCGGTCGAGTGACTTTCACTCTCGGGCAATGGAGCGCGGCGAACGACCTTCTCTCCGCTCTCCATAACGTCGACATCGCGACCCCGAACGGCGACGGGATCGGCCCGTTGCTGATCAAAGACAATTCGGGGCGGTCGCTCTTCTCCGCGGAGAAAGCTTGGATCGTCAAGCCCCCGACCGGGGAATTCGCTCGGGAAGCCGGAAGCCGTGAATGGGTTGTCGAGACCGACAATCTCGTTCAGCAACATGGCGGCAACTAACCCCTAACCCCGTTTGGGGGGAACGGAGAGAAGCAATGTCTCAAATGGATGGAACAAGCGAAGTCATCGACGGTCAGCAATATCTCGTCTATATGCTCCCGCCGATGACTTCGCATGATCTTTTGCTCGACGTGGTCAAGATGATCGGCCCCGCTCTCGGGCCGGTCTTCGACGTCTTGTTTTCCGACGCAGCCAAAAGAGGAAAGCCGGAAGTCTTGGATCAACAAGTCGGGCCCGACTTCTTTACCAAAGCCGCGTCGGCTTTGTTCTCGGGGATCGACAAGTCGGTTCTTCGGAACGTGATCGACAAAATGGCGGAAGTAACCCATGTTGACGGTAAGCCGTTGAAAGGGATCTTCGAGATTCACTTTCGGGGTCGGCTCGACGTCATGTATCGTTGGCTCGCTTTCGCCATGAAGGTTCAATGGGGAAAATCGTTTGGCGTCTTGGGAAGCGTTCTCGCATCCCAGGGCGCCAAGCTGACCCCGCAAGTGTTCCCATCCCCGAACACTTGACGTGGTTGATCTGGCGACTTGTGATCGAGAGGGTTGCGACGTTGACGGAGCTTGAAAGGTATTACGACCTTGTCGACGTTCTCGACGCGAACGAAGCTCTCGACCTTCGGGAAGAGGCGGAACGTCGAGCAAACGAGCCGCTCGAACGGGCAATGAAAGGTAGGGGTCGACTGTGATCGTTCGAGAATTAATCGCGCTTCTCGGGGTGCAAGTCGACAAGGGATCTTTCTCTTCCGCCGAATCGAAGCTTGCCGGATTTGCGAAAGCAGCAATCGCCGCTTTCGCTGGATTCAAAGCCGGTCAATGGGTTGCCGGAGCGGTTCGGCAAACCGCCGTTCTCGCGGATCAGCTTGAAGAGATGTCGGCAAGAACGGGGGTCGCGACCGATACGCTTCAACG